AACCCCTACAAACAATCTGGAGTCTAACCATGAGCAAAAAATCTTCAATCCGTGCCGATTTCAACTGGCTGCCAGACGGCATCGAAATCCCCGTCGCCCTGTGGAAAGCGCCGAAAGCATTTATCGCTGCCAAAGATGTGCGGTATTACTTAAACGGCATCCACTTCGCCCCATGCGGGCAGGTATGGGCGACCAACGGGCATATCGGCATCACCATCGACCTGCCCCATGCCTTTGCGGACAAACCCGTGCCGTCGTGGTTTCCTGACAAAGGCGTTACTTTCTACCCGCCCAAACTTCCCGCAGGCACATACACCACCCGCGCATTCCCTACCGACGAGAAAGCCTCAGTATCTAGCGACGGGAAAATTTCAACCGGAGGCGATCCGGTATGGCGGCTGGAGTGCTACGACGACCACAACACCCTGCTATCGACGATGAACCTGTACACCATAGGCGGGGTTTTCCCGAATATGCACATGGTAACACCGCAGAACTTTGACAGCATCATATTCGACACTGAAACGCAGCGCGATGGCGAGGGCGACTGCGCATCTACATTCGTTCCAGTCACGGGAATAAACACCGCCTACCTCGCTACGCTGGACACCATCCTGCCTTCCACGAAGAAAAACTTCACCGGCGCGAAGATTAAATGCACCGGACAGCGCTTGTACGCTCACCTTGTAGGCGAGGATAACTGGGCGCGGAATATTAACGTCGTCATCATGGGGCTGCGGGTTTAACCCGCGTCCCCATCTTACGAACAGGAGACACACTTATGAATATCGAAACTAAAAACCGCCTGAAACGCCTTGCCTGCCAGTGGGTAATGCTTTACCACTACTTACACCTCAAAGAGGGAGTTGATGACGCCCAATGGGCGGCGTGGTTCGACCAGATTGTAGCAGGCGAACCGCTGGTCAATTTCGACGAAAACAGACGACGACTATGGAAGGTCCACGAGATGTACGCTAACAACGATTTAGCGGAAATCCTGAGGGACTTTTTCGGCGCTATGGAGCTTGCCGTAACAACCTTTAACCCGGAGCTTGACAAATGATTATCTATCCATTCCCCGAAGAAATAAACACCAACAAGAGCCTGACCGTTGCCGCCATGCGGCTTCAGGAGGTTTTCAAAGTATGGGGCTATGACTTCCCCTTTGGCTTCTTCCAAGAGCTTGTCAATCTTTACCATGAGGCATACAGAAAGACTGATATTATCCGCATCCATCCGCGCACTATCGCTAACCGGGTGCGGATTTACCCGGCGGAGAACTCGCACGACCTAGCCGTGGCGGTGGAGAAATACAAGCGACATTACAGCGTGGTTCACGCTGACCTCGCGCACTTGCGCGTTTATGTTCTGGAGGACTAATCATGACCGCCTTTACCTTCAACCATAACGGGCGCGACGTTAAGCTGAACTTCCCTGCACGCAAGCCCTTTGTTGTGGTGTTCTTCACCGGCAAGCGCACGCCCGAAGTTACCTACTCTGCCTCTATCTGGGAGGCGATGGAGGTTTACCGGCTGGACGAGAGCCACTTCCCCCGGCGCAGGCGCTATCTGCTGGACGTGGCAGGCTGGCTGTATCACGTGCAAGGCGACCTGCTGCACCGCGCTACACGCATTAATACCAGCGACAATACCCTTTCCGACAAGCACCAGCGGCAGGTTCTCGCCGCCTCACGGGAGTGGAATATTCCACGCTATGAGCTGTACGAGGGGTTCAACCATATCGACAGGGAAATCTGGAGCGTTGTCAGAACAGACGCTCAGAGCACCTACGACGTGGTACGCGACCGTATCCGGCATGAGTGCCTGAAGGCAGCAAGGCTGGATGGAAACGCCGCCACTGCCGATAAGCTGGAGGCGAAGATTATGACCTTCCTCAATCGCTACGGAGTAAGCCTATTCTTTGGGCTCAACTCTATCGAGGTGGAGAGTGTTCTAATGAGCAACAAGATGCCCGTCGCTGCCAAGTATATTCTGTACACGGTAGCGCAAGACGTGCAGGACGTGGTGTACTACCATGACCTCGCCGCCGGTATCTGCCTTTCCAAGATTGAGGCGCAAGAACTTGTCAATCTTTTGCGGAAGAAGCGCCACAACGCGGCTTACGCAGGCGTGAGCGGCATTGCCTCACAGCTTAAACCTTACGTGAAGGACGTCCTTCACAAATACCACACCCTCATCGAATCCAAAACAGGAGACACAGAATGAACAACTTAGAAACCGCTGCTTTTGAATATGCTGGAGCAGCTACGCTTGTTAAGGCGTTGGTGGAACTGTACCGTCCGAAGGCGGAAGCGTCTGCATCCGCTGCAATCCACGCTACTGATAATCTGCCCGCTGGCTTCGATTGCGTGAAGTTTGCCGAAAGCTGCGGCGAGGGGCTGGAGCTGACTTACTTTGCCCTTTTCTTGGCGAAAGGTAAAGAGCTAGGCAGTCCGACCCATGTGCCGATAGCCATCGCTGGTGTATACAAGCGCACCGACAACATTAACGACTTCATCAAAAAGGAAACCAAAGCGTTTCTGGAGAACATCCCGAAGGAGTGGGGGGAGTATTGGCTAAGGGCGTTTTCGGAACGTCTTAAAGGGTTCTTAGATGAGATAGACAACGCCGACGACGGGGAAAGCGCATGACGGTACTGCTGTTTCTCATCGCCGGTATCTGGCTACACATCCTCGACCTGCTAGGGTTATGACGAGACAGCAAACCAAAGCCTTGCGCGCGGTCATGCTGGCGCAGGTGCTGGCGCGTAACCATCAGCTAAAGCGCCTGCGCCTCTACTGCCGCAAGGACTTGGGGTTTGACCTCTGGAAGCAGGTTGATGACTGCTACAAGCCAGCGCTGGTAACGACCCGGCACTTAGACAAGGCGGTGGTTGTAACGCTTCCGAGAAGGCTGCACAGCGCCTTTTACAACCACCTGCGCCGCATCGGCTTTCGCCTTGACTACACCAAATACTACATCCAAATATCATGGGAGAACTAAAAATGGAACAGAAAGAAATCAACGCCTCACTACTGCACCACATCAACACAGCCATGCGCCGTATCGAACATCTGGAGCAACGCCTCGCCGCTACCGAACAGCGCCTTATCGACTACGACCGCGCGCTGGAGTTGCCGCACAACGCAGGCGAGCTTGCCCAAGCACGACGACGCATCGCCCTGAACCAGAAGGCGCGCGTTATCCGCGACGACCCGAAGCGCATCGCGCTTGCCCTGCACTTCATTCTGGTGCGAGACGTCGCCGCCTACATCATGTACAACAACGGCATCCTCTCGCAGTCCAAAGTGCAGGGGCTTACGTCGTGGTCTACCCAGTACGCTGTGGACTACTGCCTTGTGCATGGCGTAAGCGACATCCTGCGCGACGGCATCTACGACCCCGACCTGTTGGAGCAGTACGCTGGCTCACAGCAAGAGGTGAAAGTCATTCTGGATTACCTCGCCGAGAAGCGACACGACACATGGCTTTCCCTTGAAACATCAGACGCCAAGCCGGATAACGACGAACCCGCACTTGACGAACCGGAAGAAACCGTATAAATTTAACACTCGAAACCCCCCATGACAACTGGAGATACCATGACAAACCAAGTTCCTAACACGCAACTTTCCTCGAAAGTAAATAGCGACACCCTTGACCTGATGTACAACAACTTCACCAAGATTGTTGACTGGGTCATCCGTGGCAAGCAGTCCCAGTTTCCGATGCCGGGAGCGCTGGCGCAAGCCATCGAAGTGCTGGATGCTGCACTGCACCGTGCCGCTGCCGCCAACGACATCGCCGCCCAAGCCATCGCTCGCGCCGAAGCTGCCGAGAAGCACGCCGACACGCTGCGCGCGGACGTCGCTGCCCTGCTGGCTCGCGTGGAAGTGCTGGAGTCTGCCACGCCAGCCGAGAAGCCCAAGCGCACCCGCAAGCCGAAAGAAGAAAAACCGGCGGAGGAGGCGAGTCCTATCACGCCACCCGCCCCGGAAACGCCTGTTATGGCTGACCTCGGTGCGCCTGCCCCACAGTCTTACGCCGCCGGGCAGTCCGCTGGAACTGTTCAGACACAAGTACCGCCCCAATTACATACCCACGCCGACGAGGAAGCTATCAGTCTGACCGCAGCGGCGATTGGTGCAGGCGACGTGAACCCTAAATCGCTTGAGCAACTGGAAACCGAAATCGCCGCCGCGATGGGAGGCTGACATGGGCGCGCATAAACCTCCCCGTAAGCCCCGCCGGGCTGCGGGGTGGGGTCTGACATGGATGGAGCTGTTAAAGTGCGCGAAAACGCGGGATGTGCAGTTCTCGCTGCCGATGGAACAGCCTCTGGTGGCGATGCGGGACTACAACACCGAAGCCGACGTCGCCGCCGCCCAGATGTTCATAAACCACGTGCCTGACGAAGATTATCCATCACAGACCCACGGCGACATTCTGTGCGAGGCTCTGTGCGGTTTATCCGGCATCGCCCGAGAGCCGTGCCTGATGGACGGCATGGCGATTTACCCGGAGGTAGGCACGGAGCTTAACCTCTGGGTGGTTATCCCGAGCATGGCGGTATACAACCTGCCCGCAGCGGTTGCCAAGCTGGGGTTTCTGGGACTGTTCGCCTGCGCATGGCGTAACGCCATCAGCAACCCGATACCGCCCGGCAAGCTGCACGTCATGGTGCTTAGAGCCTTTCCAGCTTACGGGCAGCTCTACGAGGAACTGCGCGAGCTCTATCGCCATGAAGCGCAGCCTGTGCCGACTTATATGTGGGCATCGCCGGATACTTTGTTACAACACATGAAGGAGACTTACACGTTTCCTTGCAAAAGATGGTGGGGAAAATGAAAGACCCTGCGAAAGAATCGTCGCGCCATCAGGTTGGTGGCGACCATTACCTCAAGATGAACCCGCAGCCGATTGACCTACTGCGAAGCTGGCTAACGCCTGCCGAATACGCAGGCTTCCTGCGGGGGAACATAGTTAAATACCTCGCCCGCTACAAAGAAAAAGGCGGCGTGCGGGACTTGGAGAAAGCCAAGCAATATCTTGACTGGCTCATCGAACACGAAACCGGAGAAAATAAATGAATCTTGATGACCTTAAATATCGGCTGGAATACGCCAAAAAAGAAGCAGGTGGAATCCCGCAGAACTTCTGGTGGGCGTTGCTGCAAGTAGTGCTGGAGCTGCACATAAACGTCGAGTCCTACGCGCTGGAAAAATTAAAAGCCATTCTGAACGGACACCGTGTCCCCGCTGCGGTATATAAATTACTGTATGACGGTTATTACCACCCAGCGTGCGCGGAAGACCTGAAAATCCGTGCGCAGTTCGAGCTGCAACGTACTAGGCTCGCTGCTACAGTACAGAAAATGAACGAGGAAATATACCGGATGGCGGACCTAAAATGCCGCTATACGGTATGGGAGATTGCCCATCATATTACTAATAGCGACAAAATTAGATACAGTGATGATTCTAAACTTAAAACGTTCCTGCGGGCGTTTAATTCTCCTCCGCCGAACGAAGGAGTATTCGACGCATTACGTCACGGCTTACTCACCGACGACAGACCTGACCTTTCTAGGCAGGCGTACTGGTTCTGTTGCCTATGCGATAACCGCCTGCCGGAGCATAAGCGCAGCGCTGCCGCAGAGTTGTTTAGGAGTAAACAGGCGGAGTTTGTCCGCGAGGCTATCCTGAACGATTGTTTCCCGACGGCGGTGTACGACCAATGCCTGAAGATTAGGTACGCGCTTGTAGATTACAACGAACGGCTGGCGGAGAAATGGTGCAACATGGTGCAGTTTGCCGCGAAAATAGAACATGATGCATGGTATTACTACGCCACGCTGGACGAAGGAAACCAGCCGGGTATGGCTATTTGGAGAACTACTAAGGAAGATAAATACCGCTTTGAGAGAGGCTTGTGCTTCTTGACTGACCTCGACGCTAAACGCTGGTCTGAGGGAATGCTGTGAAACCGCATATCGTTACAGCCTTTTTCGATATTGGCTGGAAGGGTTTACCCGGCACGGACGAGCGTTCCGTGCCGTGGTATCTGGAACGGTTCAAACCGCTAGCCGAGCTGGACAACCCGATGACGGTTTACACCAGCGAGGCGTTGAAGCCAGAAATCGAAAAACTGCTGGAAGGCAGGGAGACACCCGCATACATCGACACTTCGCTGGAAGGCGAGGTGCAGAGAGTGGCGGAAGTAATCGCCGAGAAGTACGCAGATAAAACGGTACAAGAGCCGCTGACTATGCCATACATCGCGATGATGTGGTTGAAGGCGCTATTTGTCACCAACGCCGCAGATAATTATCCCCAAGCCACCCATACAGCATGGGTTGATTTTGCAGCGCTTCGCTGGTATGGCAAGGTAGAACAAACCCCTACTGTTCCGCGCGCGTGGGAGTACGAGTTCGCCGACTATGTTGCGACCTTTTTCGAGTCTGGCGGGCGGCTTTCTGGCAGCACGTGGGTTGTGCCGACACGTCTAGCCAACGAATTCCTGCACCTTTTTGTTTACGGGGCAAAAACCCTTGCTGAGAAAGACGGCATTATTTACGACGACGAATACGTCTGGGGCTATCTCATTAACAACAAACTAATCCCTTCCATTGTGCTTTCTTTGGGAGCACATAATTGGTTCGGCGCAATCCACAAATACAACGGAGAACAACATCCGCTAACGCGGAATGGAGAAAACCATGACTGAAGAACATATTTACAGCCTTTTTCTAGGTATTAACAAATATACCCCGAAGGAATTATTATCCCTGTGGGATAAACTGAAAGACGATATTCGCACCAACGCAGATAAGCAGCAACTCATTATCCGTATGTGCGTAGAACGCGGGCTTCCCCGGTTCTTCACGACGTCAGCCTCGATGGGCGTGCTGCACCCGGTCATCGCCACTATGCTGGAAGAATCCCCGGATGGTACGACGCGCTATTACGAGAGCTTATATGAGCATCTGGCGCGCGTGCAAGGGCTTCTGTGCATATTCGCTATGTATCCGACCTACTACACGCCTGAACCGGATAAGCCGGAGCGGTACGCCAAGTGGGAGTGGACAGGCAACCCGGTGAACGTTACCCACCTGAAGCGCAACAAGTGCTTCCTGACGAAAGTAGACGCTACCGCAGCAGCAAAGCCTGAACAAGAAACCCACCTAAAAGATGCGCTGCGTATCGGGCAGGCATACTACGTCCCCATACCATGTGAGACGTGGTATTACCGTGAGTTCAAGTGGGAAGGCGATGCTGACGATGTTCGCCTGTTCCGCCGTGGGCTGGTGTATCTTTCGCAGGATGAGGCGGTAGCCCGTGCCAAGAGGATGCTTCACGATGATTGACTTCATCCTTACCCACGCATGGGACTGGTTCATCGGCAGCCTGTGTTTCAGTCTGGTATGCGCGGTGTTCGCGATAGCTTTCGCGGGCATCGCCCTACTTACCGATGCGATGTTCTGGAAGCGTAAATAACTAACTTAGACGAGGAACTTATGAAATTCAAACACAACCAAAAACTTGTTTTGTTCTACGGGAATATCCTGCACGTTAATGCTGACGTGGTGTATCTCGCTGCGGACGATAATGGAGATGTTTTTGCTCACACTAGTAAACCGTCTATTGTGCAAGGTGAGTGGATGGGTGAATACCCATACGGTTACAGCACAGGGTTAATGGCTACTTTTGAAACAGGAGAGAGCTGGAAGGACACATTGACCTGCTGCGAAGGGGACGGGCAGGAGTGGATGATTGATCTCAAGACCAAAATAGCCGTGGAGCATGCGTTGCTGGAGGCGAACGCTATTAAGCGGCAAGATGCTTTGTGTAATATTATTGATTCATTCCCGCGCGGTAAACGTTTTCTTAGCCAGCACTGGGATGCTTTCCGCAAGCATTCAGGTGTGGAGACTGTATCAAGCAGGGAATTTCTTGATGCTTTGGAAGCGAAGTCTGCGGTGCCTATCTTTATCGACGCAGAGAAACTCGCCCATCCTGAAGACGATAGCCTTATTATTCGTGATTATTATGGCAGCGAGCTTGCTATTCCTGAGTGGGTGCAGTTTATCGCTATGGGTAAGGATGGCAGAGTACGAGCATATGAAGCCCAACCGGAAACGGTCGAGGGTGGCAGCTATGATGGCACGTGGTCAACGCGCGGAAGGGGAAATGCGTTCATTATAGGTTGGCGTAGTGAGAATGTTGCTGAAAAAGAATGGCGCAATAGTCTGCGGGAGGTGCAGAAATGAACGAAGCACACCCCCTCTTATGGGTGCAAGCGCTTGATGTGACGACGCTGATAACAGCCGCAGGCTGTTTGCTTTGGGCGTTTCACAAAGAAGTGGAGGCGATTGTGTTTACGCAGCAACCGTATCCCAGTGCGCGGTTGATTGGCGGTGTTATTGCGGTAATCGGCGTATTGTTAATGAACGCTATCGGTATAGTGTTCGCGACGGAGTCGTGGAGCTGGTTTGTTTTTATGCAGTTTGTGCTTTCTGTCAGCGCGGCTGTTATACGGGAGATGGAGAAATGAAACTTAAAACACCTTATAAGACCGCGATGTTTTACGGTAATGCCCTACGTATCAATGTTAATGCTAACTGGCTAGCTGTTGATAAAGATGGAACAATTACGGCATTCACGGATGAACCATGCGTTGTCGGTAGCGTATGGGATGTGACGGGCGGGGAGATTTGGAATATTGACGCCCGCGCAAAACTCGAAGACGAGAACTGGAAAGACACCCTTACCCACTGCCCGCACGACCAGAAATGGATGATTGAGGAGGCTGCCAAACTGGAGCAGGCGTGGAATTTGCACGTGATTGGGCTACTCCCAAGCGAGGCGAAAGAACTCGAACTTAACAGCCTTGCGGACGCCCTATCCTATCGGGCTGAAGGTAATACTTTGCAAGCTACATGGGACAGTTGGATGAAACACGCAGTGTCGAGATTTCTACATGATGAGGATTTTACTAAAGAATTGTATAACCGATTATTTGCTAGGCATAAAGAACCAGAATCTCGCATAGTTAAAGACTATTACGGTGCTGACCTTATCGTTCCGACATGGGCGCGGTTTATTGCTATGCAGATAAGCGGCGCCGTATGGTGTTACGAAGTTAAGCCAGACAATATCGTTACTGATAAATCTACCCAAACTTGGTCGTCAATGGGTAGAGGTCGCGTGGCGCAGGTCGCTTGGCGGGATGAGCCAACAAGTATAGCAAACTGGCGAGATAGCCTTCAGGAGGTGCGGGTATGAACACAACAATACCAAATCCCGGCAGCGATGAAGCAATCAAACAAGGCTGCATCTGCCCCGTACTCGACAACAATCATGGGCAGGGAGCAGATGGAAGTTACTGGTGGATTACTCGTGATTGCCCGTTGCATGGGGCGAAGGAGAGAACAATGAAACACAGACACTTTAGTCACCGCTCTACGCGGGTAGTCAATTACTACGGCGTGAAAATCAGCATCCCCTCAGACCATGAGTGGGTGGCAACCGATGACGATGGGGGCGTGTTCAGCTACCCGATAGAGCCGGAAGAACAGCACGGGGTATGGGTAGTCCCGCAGCGCTACGAAATAGATGCCGTGCGTATCGGTACGTTTGAGCCGGGTGTTGACAACGACATCATCAATACCCTTCGCCATTACCCGATAGAAGATGAATAACGGAGAAAACAAATGATTGATAAATACCAATTAGGTCTAGCCGAAGCGCAACTGCTTGGCTACTGCCATTGCCGTGACGGATATAACCTAGCGACGTTAGTAGATGCGATGGGTCTAACACTTACAGAGTGGAAGGAGTTGCAAGACAATTACACTTTGCACTATTTGGATGATGACGAACGCGAAGCTATTACCAAGCAACTGACAGGAGATAACTAATGAACGACGACCTACGCGAACTACAAAAAGAAGAACTCCTTGCCAAGCTAAAAGAACTGCAAGCGTTTCTAGTCAAAGAATCGGACGAATCCATCTCCAAAGCCGACCCACATAAACCTTTCAAAGATTATTACGAAGGTGCATTCCGCGCCTACGAATTAGCTGTTTACAAAATGTACGACATTTTCGGGTTAGAACCGCCAGAAGGGTGGGGAAAGACAACCTCACCTAAGCTGGAAAACTTCTCCCCCCGCCCCATGCGGGAAGTCGAATACTTTGGTGAGAAAATCAGCATCCCCATGTATCATAAATGTGTAGCGACATGTGCGGATGGTAGCATTTATAGTTATGTTGATGCGCCAGAGTATAAGGGCGGGATATGGACAATAGGCAGGACTGACTCTGCTGCGGTTCATGTGGTTGGATACTGCATAAATATAGGTGTGCATCATGCAGTAAACAGCTTGCGCATTTACCCGAATTAAAACTAATAACGGAGAAAAACAAATGGCCCCGACTGACCTTTATCGCGACCCGTCCAAAATCAACTGGGGATTGCCCATCGTCATCGACTTTGAAACCTACTACGATAAGGATTATTCCCTTTCAAAAATCACTACGGAGAAATATATCCGCTGCAATCAGTTTGAAATGATTGGAGTTTCGATAAAGGTCGGCAGCAACCCTGCCGAGTTTTACCGTAGGGAAGAAGGGTTACCTTATATCAAAGAATTAGTCCAAGCCTATGAAACTTCACCGTTTATTTCCCACAACTGCACCTTCGACCAGGGCATACTAGGACTGCGTTACAACGTCCACCCGCTGTTCACCGTGGACACCGTTATCATGGCGAAATTGTCCGCGCTAGACCGCGTAGCAGGCGGTAAGAGCCTCGCTAAATTGTCCGGCTGGATGCAGGCGCAGGGGCTTGTAGCAGAGCAGAAACGCGGGACTGTCCACGATATGTTAGGTGTTCACGCCGACGACATGACCGAGGCGCAGTGGCAAGCCTACGGCGACTACTGCATACTCGACAGCGACTTGGGCTACGAGCTTTACAGCTATATGCTACCCATGTGTCAGGTGAGTGAGCTGCTGATGAGCGACCTGACGACTAAAATGTGGACAAAACCCGCATTCGACCTCGACGTGCCGCTGCTACAAGACTACGCCGTGCGGCTGGAAGCAGAGCGGCAGAAAAAGTTGTCCGAGCTGGCAGCGGTGCTAGGCTTTACCGACCTCGATGACCTGCACAAGAACCTGCGTAGCAGCTCGAAATTCGTCAAGCTGCTGGAAAATCTGGGTGTGGATTGCCCGATGAAGTGGAGCGAGAAAAAGAAACAGCTAATTCCTGCGGTAAGCAAGACCGACCAAGAATTTTTGGCTCTCAAAGACCATGACGATGAAACAGTGCAGTTGCTGGTTGAAACCAAACTAGGCGCGCAGTCCAGTATGGAAGCGACCCGCACCCAGACGTTTCTGGATATTGCGAGTCGGGGGCTTGCGCCGATTTACCTTTCCTACGCCGCTGCCCATACGGGGCGCTTTGGTGGAGGTGAAGCCTGTAATTGGCAGAATCTATCGAAGCGTTCTAAAGAACCAATCTTACGCCAAAGTATGCGGGCAAAGCAAGGGCATATCGTATTGCCGACGGATAGTAGCCAGATTGAGCTGCGGGTAAACGCTGTGGCGTCCGACCAGCAGGACTTGGTAAAAGTCTTCCAAGACGACCTCGACCCCTACGTGGATATGGCGGCGGCGATTTACCACAAGACCTACGATGAAATCCTGCACGCAGCGAAGGTGGAGAAGTCCAAAGAAGGTAAAGCCATGCGCCAGATGGGTAAGCTCGTCTGCCTTGCCGCAGGTTACGGTATGTCATCTTCTACATTTAAGTATAGGATGTTACTAGAAAAAAATCAAGAAGCGGCAGATATGGCAGACGAGCTTATCGCGGCTTTCCGTACCAAGAACCACAAGATTGTCCAGTTCTGGAAGACCTGCCAGCGCGCGCTGGATGTGATGTACGGTGGGCAGCAGATGTGGTTCGGCGGTGCAGATGACCGGATGTTTTTCGCCGATGGCACAAGCATCTTCCACGGGGTAGTTATACCTTCTATCCTGTTCCCGAACGGCACACGCATCTGGTATCAGAACCTGCGCCGAGAAGCCGATGAGGAAGGTAAAACCAACTACGTGTACGACCAGATGAAAGGCAGGGGGATGATGAGTAAACGCATCTGGGGCAGCGCCCTATCGGAAAATCTTGTGCAGAAACAGTCGTTTGACATTCTCAAATGGCAAGCGCTGGAAATCGCCAAAGCAGGCGTGCCGATAAACCTGAACGTACATGACGAGTGGGTATCAGTCGTGCCAGAACGGGATGCAGCGGCAGCGGCGATTATCCATTGCCGGGCGATGAAAACCAGCCCGCCGTGGTTTCCGCAGGGCGTCCTCGACTGCGAGGTGGACGTCGGCAGGGACTACGGCAAGCTAACCACGATACACCCGGAGAAATATCTGTGAGAGCCAATATCAACAATCTGCACTACGCCAACCGCTTCCTCGCATGGCAGCAGCAGGTGAGTGCATACAAAAACGCCTATCGGTTCAGGTTTAACTACGACCTCAACGCTACCAGTAAGAGCGTGACGTTCCGGGACTACCGGGTGAACTTGGCGTGGATGGCATTCCGGGCAGGCTATCAGCAAGCCCTTGACGATGTAAACGGAGAAAAGAGATGAAT